TGTCTATACTCGTCGAAAATAAGAAACTGTCTCCTACATCTTAATGTACTAATTCTAATACCAATAAAATCCATGACCTATAACAAAAATACAGGATATATTTCTTTCCAAAAACAAACGAAACAAGCCAGCATCAGCAAAAAACCGCTGATGCTGGCTCACAATTAACCCGTTTCCGTCTGGTTTTACAACAATCCTGTCATTTTATAATAATCCTCATAATTCCACACTATTTCAAATCGTTCATCTTCAAATACAGAAATCTCTTTCACAAAGGCCAGCACCATATCCTTGGTAAGCTGATCAGCAAGCTCATACTTTTGATGGACTTGCTGATACTCTGTTTCCTGCTTATCTTCTGTGAGCAAGGAACATTCTGTTTGCAGTTCCTTGAGTTTTTCTGAAATCTGGTTCATCTGCTGGGTGTTGGCTTCGAGAATTGCTGTGTACTGTTCTTTTGAAATATGTTCAAAGCAATATTCTTCAAAGGCATTTTTCCTTGCCACACGAAGTTTTTCAATTTCCTGCTGTCTAGTCTGGATTTCCTTTTGCAGACTTTGTATCCGTTCATGGTTGGTCAAGGTGAACTCCGAAGGATTTCTACCATCACGAAGTACCATGCTGACCTGCTTGTTGATGATGGTAAGCAGAATATCACTGAATGCCTTTTCCATTACTTTGATTGTACTGCATGGAGTGCTTTCTTCATACTTAGCCATATAGCAGTGATAATAGGGCTGCTTTACACTGGCACGGGTCAGATTATGATGGCAATACCCACACTTTAAAATCCCAGTCAGCGGATGCCCTCTGGATGGAACAGTTTTGCGCCAATTTTCCCTCTTTGGAAACCAAACACCAGCTTTCTCAAATAGCTCCTGTGTTACAATCGGCTCATGGGTATCCGTAGCAATAATCCAATCGGATTTTGGATTCGCCTTTGTCCTTTTTGTTGATACATCCGCTTTTGTTCGCCTATAGCTCACCAATTTACCGGTGTACCGTTCGTCACGAAGAATCCGCTTGATGGCAAATCGTGTCCATAATAGACGTTCATCAGCCACTTTCCAGCCACGGTCAAGGTCTGTACCATTCTGCTTGCGATAAGCCAGTGGGGAAGGTATCTTTTCTTTATTTAAAAGAACCGCTATGTCATTGGGGTTTACACCATCTGCAGCCATTTGAAAAATACGTCTTACCACCGCAGCTGCTTGATCGTCAATAATCAGTTTGTTCTTTTCCGTCTCTGATAGCTGATATCCATAAAACGCTATCGTTCCAAGATATTTGCCGTTGGACCATCGGACTTTATTGGAACTGCGGATTTTCGCTGAGATGTCGCGGCTATAAAGCTCACTTACCATACTTTTTAACGCAACATCCATTCCAACGGAGCTTCCCTTGGTCTGGTTACTGTCGTACATATCATTAACTGTAATAAAGCGTACCCCATAAAGAGGGAATACCTGCTCTAAGTAATCACATACATCAATATAATTACGTCCAAATCTTGAGAAATCCTTTACGATAATGCAGTCAATACGCTTTTGCCTGACCAGCATAAGTAAGCGTTTAATTTGCGGACGGTTGAAGTTGGTGCCTGAGTACCCGTCATCTTGAAACTCTAAAGTCTCCCAATCCTTAAACTCACGCTTTTCTGCGACAAATCTATGGAGTAGCTCCCTCTGATTTTTAATGCTGTCGCTTTCACCGATATTTTCATCCTCGGAGGATAACCTCATATAGAGAGCGAGTGTTTTTGGCATACAGCCTCCGCCCCCTTTACATTGCCGATAATGAGCTGGAATTCGTCTTTGAAATTTAAGACAACCTCAAACCGGTTATCTGCCCAAACCCATACACGGCTGACCAGCTCCAGCATCATTTCTCTTGTCAGTATTTGTTCCTTTGCATAGCGTTCAAAAGAAATAATCCATTTATTTTTAGCAGTCAGTTCCTCCGTATATTTCGTAAGCTCCTGCGTGAGCTGTTGTAATTCTTCCTTAAGTCCGGCATTTTCTCCGTTGTAGCGTTCTTTCATATAGAGGAAATCTTCTTCAGAAAGGGTGCCGTTATCAAAAGATTCAAACAGCGTGTTCTTCAAAGTAGTAATGCGCTTGATTTTCTGCTGTAGGGTTTGTATGTTCCGCTGCAAATTGCGGATATGTTTCTGATAGGCAGAGGATTCATTAAACCTTATCAGCAGTTTTTTCATATCCACAGCCAAGTCAATCTGACTGCGGATTACTGAAAATATAGCAGCTTCAAGCACTTCCTCACGGGTGGATTTTTTAATGCACCCATGGGACAGGTTCTCATTATAAACCCTGCACTGCTGATAATAGCGGACAGAGGTAGCCGTCGCATCCTTATAGCGTACTAACTTGGTGTGACAATCTCCGCAATACAACAGCCCTGCGAAAATATTCTCCTTTTTCCCATGCTTATCATACTTTCCCCTTAACGCTACAGCCTTCTGTCGGATTTGTTCCTTTTGCTGCTGAATCTTCTCAAAGGTTTCCTCGTTTATGATGGCTTCATGGGTGTGGGGAACTACAATCCATTCACAGCGGGGAACCTTTGTGGTGGGAAGTCCATCACAAAGAGCTTTCTTTGTCTTACCCTGTGCCATGCAGCCTGTATAGATAGGATTATCCGTAATGACTTTTATCATCTGCCCCTGCCAAAGCTCGTTTTGCGGCTTCTTTTTGATTTCACCCTTTTGGTATAAATAAAGGGAGGGCGAAACAATATTTGCTTCGTTGAGCTTTCGGGCAATGGTGGTATTTCCAATTCCTTGTACCTTCCACTGAAAAATCTGATATACCGTAGGAGCGGTGTCCTCGTCAAGAATGAGCTGGTTCTTATCCTCCGGTGATTTCTTGTAACCATAGGGGGCAAAAGCACCGATAAACTCACCCTTGCGCTGCTTTGTTTCCAAGGAAGTATTGATTTTTCGAGAAATATCCTTGGCATAAAAATCGTTGATTAGATTTTTCAGCGAAATAATCATAGAATTGCTTCCATCATCTGTGAGACTGTCATAGCCATCATGCAAAGCTATAAAACGTACTCCCATGGTAGGAAAGGTCTTTTCGATGTAATATCCGGCTTCCACATAGTTTCTGCCAAAACGGGACAAATCCTTGACTACAATGCAGTCGATCCGACCTGCCATGGCTTCATCCATCATCTTTTCAAAATCAGGGCGCTCAAAGTCTGTACCTGAAAATCCATTATCACAGAATATCTGGCACAGCCGCATATCTGACTGCTCACTGACGAACCGCTCCATCATGAGCTGCTGAATTTGGATGCTCTCGCTTTCTGCTCCATAGCTGTTATCTTCTACGGAAAGTCTCACATAAATAGCCGTATTATAAATCCGCTCCGGCAAAGCAACGCTTTCTGTCACAGCCCCACTCAGAGAAGCTACGATAGCATTTTGTCTGCTCTTTCTTGCCATTTAGACCACCTCCGCTTCTTTCGGTGAGGTGGCATCAGCAGTTTCTTCACAAGAAATGACTCTCAGCGCCTGCTCAAAATCATATTGATACTGAAATACGATTTCAATACGGTTTCCTTCATAAATATTAATATGGTCAATCAGAGTAACCACAATGGGTCTTGTAAGCTCTGTGATATTTTGGTACTGCCTGAATATTTCGATCCAGTTATTATTTTCTTTCAGACTAAAGGTGGCTGTATGAAGCTCTTTTTCCAGCCTATGCAAATCATCTTCGGCTTCTTTTTGCTGTTCATCGTATTGAAGCTTCATCTCAAAGTATTCTGTTTCAGAAATAAGCTTTTCTACCTTAGATTCAAACAAAGCCTTTTTCAAGCGTTTATACCGTTCAATTTCTTCTCTTTTCTGCTCTGCCTGAATTCCTGTCCGACTGGCTACACTCTTACGGTAGGGCATATCATCAATGCGTTTCAGCATTTTCTCAACATCAAGGACAGCATCAATTTGACTTCTGATACTGGCAAGGACCGTTTGTTCCAACAGGGTATCTTTGATCCGGTGGCTGGAGCAAATCTTCGTATTCCGGTTGTTGCCGCACATATAGTAGGTATAGACTTTACCGCCACGGTTATTGTTGTTTCGTACCATACTGCGTCTGCAATCCCCACAGAATAACAGTCCGCTGAACAGATATACCGTTTGCTCCTGCGGTGCAATCCGGGTATCTTTCATAAGAAGGCGGTTTACCGTATCAAAGATTTCTCTTTCGATAATTGGCTCATGATTATGTTCAATGCGCACCCATTCATTTTCAGGCTTTTGCATGAGCTTTTTGATTTTATGGTTTGGGGTGCTTCGCTTACCCTGCACCAAAGTACCAACATAAAATTCGTTTTTCAGGATACGGCCTATGGCAACAGCCGTCCACCTTGCCTTCGGGTTGATTTGAAAGCCGCTCTTATACTTCATACCGCAGTAACGCTTATACTCCATGGGGGATAAGATACCTTGGTCGTCCAAGCGTTCCACAATACGTTGCTGACTGAGTCCCTCCAGCTTCCATTTGAATATATCCCGTACTACATCGGCGGCATACTCATCTATAACCAGCTTGTGCCTGTCATCAGGGTCTTTCAGGTACCCATATACGGCAAAAGAGCCAATGAAGTCTCCCTTTTTTCGTTTGACTTCAAGCTGGCTCCTGATTTTTACAGAAATGTCACGACAGTAAGCATCATTCACCAAATTTTTGAAGGGAAGTACAATATCATCTGCTCCGCCTTTTCTCTGGATAGAATCATAACCATCGTTAATGGCGATGAAACGGACTCCATACAGCGGAAACTCCTGATCCAGAAAACGCCCCGCTTCTACAAAATTTCTTGCAAAACGGGACAAATCTTTTACGATGATACAATCAATCAGACCACCCCGGATGTCTTTCAGCATTTGCTGAAAGGCAGGGCGGTCAAAATTGGCACCGCTGTATCCATCATCAACACGGACAGAATGCACTTCAATATCAGGCTTATCCGTAAGATACTGCCTGATTAACTCCTTTTGGTTCACAATGCTGTCGCTCTCTACCTTATCGCCATCTTCCTTGGAAAGACGCACATAGATAGCGGCACGATAACATTTTGTTTTTATTAACTTTTCCATAGTGGAACCTCCTAATCGTTGAATTTCCAATCAGCAGGACTTTTCAACAACAGGCTTCCACCGTTACGTCTATTTGCGACTCATTGTAGCATAGAAACAATTTCGCGTCCAGACAAAAAGAAAAATCCGCTACAGAATGTCTGATCCATTTTCCGCTCCTAAAATGTTTTTAAGTAGTTTTCAATGCGATCCTCAAGGGTCGCTGTTGTTTCAGAAAAACTGATTTTCACAATGGCTTCTCCGCATTTGTAGCAATACGGATTTCCAATCTGGCGGACATAATTCTCCAGCCGCTGTTCCCTAGGGAGCTTTTTATCTATATTCACGTCATTGATATCGACCAGCGTATTCCGATCTACTGTTCTTATATCTACATCCTTGCAGGATGAATGGAATGCACCTATTTGTAGCTGCATGGCATGACCTCCTTTACCGCTTCTCTTACACTGTATGAAAAATCCTGATTGTCCTATGCAAAGTAACTTTCATCCTTATGGGACAGAATAAACCGCCCCACATCCTCAATCCGGTCAGTTATCGGCATATCGGGCAGAGCGGCAAGTATGTCGTCTTGGTAGCGTTCGCTGGCACGGCTGTCCAAGATGGAAAACACACAGGTATCGGTTTCTCTGCGAATCCCGCGGCCGATCCACTGGCGCAGTTTGATAATCATACTGGGGACGATTACATCAGATAGATAGCTGTAAAAATTGTCATAGAGGGACTTTTCATACTCTCCAACTGGATCGGGGATAGGGAATGGCAGTTTGACCACAATCAAGGAAGATAGAATATCGCCAGGCAGGTCAATGCCCTCACCGGCACTGTCACTGGCAAGCAGCACGCCGTTTTTGCTTTTCCGAAAGGATTCGATAGCGTTCAACCGCCCCTTGCCCATCAGAAACAACGGATAATCCGTAATTCTGTCAGAAAGCCCGGTGTAGATCATCTCCATCATACGGTAGGAAGTGAACAGCACCAGTGTGTGTCCGTGAGTCTGCCGGATCAGCTCCGTGAGCTTAATAAGCACGGCTTCCATGTATTCCTCGTTCTTCACATCGGGAAATGGCATATCCTTTGGAAGATATAACAATGCGTGTTCCCGGTAGTAAAAGGGGGATGCTTTACTGGTTTCTATCAGTCTTCCGGTGTCAAGAAAATCAATGCCTGTCTGATGTTTGAAATGGCTGAAATCGCCGCCGACTGACAGCGTTCCTGATGTCAATACATAAGGCATCGCTTTATCCCAAATATCTTCAAATAATAAGAAATCCAGTTGCTTTGGCAGAGTGCAGACCTGACAGGCAGTGGCGCCGGTATGCTCCAGCCAGCAGATTGATTGAGAGTAGTCCAGCAAAATCATCAGCTTGGAGAGCTTTTGCTCCATTCGGCTGACCAATCGCTCATAGGCTGCGGCTTTCCTATAATCTTTGGTAAAGAAAAGCACTGACAGTCTGCGTAGAATCGCTGTCAGTGCTTTTAGGTTCTGTATGCTGTCAATGCGGAGTTCTACCGCTGAACAGGTTTTATCATAGCTCACGCCTGCGGAGCTTCTCAGATTTTCAAACAATGCTGTATTTTGACGCAGCATTTCTTCGCAAAGCCTTAAAATCTCACTCTTATCCGGGTTCTGGCTGCCTATGGAGCGGTAGATGCTGGAGGTAAGCCGTTCCAGCTCCACACTTTCAAGGGTCATTCCATACATCTGCCTTGCTGTATCCAGCAGTTTATGAGCCTCGTCAAAAATCAGTATCCCACAGGCCGGAAACAGTCGGTTTCTGCCGCCTTTTTGACTTAGCACATCCGCTAATACCAAGTTGTGGTTTGCAATTTGGAAATCAAACGCTTCGGTCTGCGATATACGGATAAAATTGCGATAGCGGCAAATAGTAGAGAGATCACAATGCAGATGGCAGCGCTCCACGCAGATACGCCCTTTGACATAATCAGTCAGGGGCAGGCTGTCCAAATCAATGGAGCAGGCACCTGTATATAAGCAATTCAACGTTTCAATCAGTTCTTTATCTTCCTCACGTCCATTATTCACAATGGAGGATCGGTAATTTCGCACCCGGTCATCACAGACATAGTGAGATTTTCCCTTGCGCACCACAAAGGATAAAGGGGTTTCAATAATACGATGTTCCATTAAGACATTGGAAATTTGCGGAATATATTCTTCGGTCAATGCTTTTTGCAGGGCAATGGTGGAAGTGGAAATAATCGTCGGTTGACTGCTCCCATAGAACAAGCGGTAGATTGTCGCTGCCAAAATGTAGGCGTGCGTCTTTCCCGTGCCTACCTCTGCCTCGCACAGTGCTACTTTGGTTTCTTCCATAGCATCCAGCATTGACAGGGCAAGGGACAGCTGGTTTTCCCGAAAGGTCATGCCATGCCTTGGCAGAATGTCCGTAAAAATATAGATCAGAAGCTCCCTCGCACGGTTATGCTTATCTGCAAGTATTGGTTCTTCCACCTCGGATACCTGTGCCAGCATTTTTTCAATGGCTTTTTGGTAGCCGGAAGACGACAAGGGCTTCTGGCGGGAAAACAGTCTTTTCGCTTTTAATGTTGTCAGGTCTACCATACGGTAGCTGTATGCTTTGCCGGTATAAAGCTCTAGCAGGACGCAATTCTTGGTGGTCAGTACCACCTTTTCGTCCGGTCGGAACAAACCGGCTTCATAAATCTTATTTTGAATGTCTGCCATGCAGACTTTTTTCTCATTCATAGCTTTATGCCTCCTTTGAATCCGAAAGGAGCGACACAAGAATGCGGCGGAAACAGGAACGGTTTTGAAAGTCTGTTGACTGATATACCTGTTCCGCCGCATGGTTTCTATCGCTCCGATAGATTACGATAGATTGGTTTTATCAAAGCAAAGGGGTGATGAGCGCTCCGTGCGGTTGCCACGGAATCCATAAAAGCCGCCCCTCATTCTCTCTCAAATGAGGGTGATGCGTTCTCCCGGTCATCCTGCCGGGCTGCTCAATGCGGTGAGGCGTTCAAAGCAGAAGTATCATAATCACCGGCAGGGATCATCGCAATCCGCTCCACCACGGAGCGTAACAACCGCAGACATTCTCGCTCGGAGGGCGCTGCCCTCGTCTTCGCGTGTCCCGTTATGTCGCTTCTCCTGCCGGGAATGTACTCATCACACCCATATTCTGTTTTCAATGTGCAGGTGAAAGGAAGCTTGGAAAATTTCCTTTCACCCAATGTCAAAAAACAGGGGGGGTGATGAGTTATTCATAGAAAAATTTTTTTAATTTTTTTGAAGCCCAATACAAGCTGTCCCATACCGCCCGATAATCGAC